GGTATCCCTGCGCCAACATGATCATCTCTGCGAGCTGGATGAATGAAGTCGGTCGCCCGGTGCAAAGGTTCAAGGTTTGGATGTCGTTTGTGATCGCTTCGAAGGTAGCTGCAACAACGTCGTCAATGTGGATAAAGTCGCGCACTTGCTCGCCGGTTCCCCATACTTCGAATGGGTCGAGTTTGGCCTTGCCGCGTGCGATCAAGGATGGGAATGGGTAATCGAGCGCCTGGTCGCTGCCGTAGCCGCTAAATGGGCGCAGGATGTTGACCTTGATTCCTTCTGCCCTGGCGTATCTGGCTAAAGTTTCGCCGGTCAATTTCGCCCATCCGTAGCTCAAGTCTGGGGTTCGAATGTGGTCGAGATTGATGTCGCCTTCTCGAAGTCGTTGCTGGTAGGCGGCTCTCTGCAAATAGATCGGGTAGGCCGCCGAGCTGCTGTAATAGACGAGGTGCTTCGGCTTGGTTCTTACGGCCCACTGAAACATGTCGCTGTCGATCGCGAGGTCGCTGGCAACGGCCAAAGGGTTCCCTTCAATCGTGGCCCTGCCCCCGACGATCGCGGCGAGGTGGATAACGACGTCGTATCTGGTGTCGTCCTTCTTGAAGAAATCCCTGCAATCAATGCCGTTTGCGATGTCGATTCCGGTGATGTCATGGCCTTTGCCGTCGAGCGCTCTGTGGAAGGCGCGGCCAACGAAGCCGGCATCTCCTGTTATAAGAATCTTCATATGAGCCATTCTGCCAGGTATTTGTCGCTTCCTGATTCGGCCTTTGCCATCGTCTGGTCAATGCTGAAAACGAAGCGGTCGTCTGCTTCCAAAGCCGCCCCTATGTGGTGCAAGGTTGCCTTCTTGTCGATCGGGAATGGCCGGCGTCTGCTCTTTCCTTCTGTGGGGGTTTCGTAGCTCTCATCATGGATCAGGGTTGCTCCCTTGATCAACGGCCAAATGTGGGCCGCTAGCCAGTCCTGGTCTTGCGTGTAGTAATTCTGGGCTTCTGGTGGTATGAAATATGGAATGGCTCGGGTTCGAGCTGCGAACATGCCGGCGCTGATCTGGTAATTGTGGCCTGTGGGGTGGTCTTTCATAACGTGAAAATCTAGGCCGCTTGCCAGAAACTCTTCGTGCGCGATCCGTTCCCGGTGCGTCAGCCTGGCGTCTGCATCGCGGCTTAGAACGATGTCGAATTCCTGATCTGCCAAAGCCTGAAATCGCCAGAGTTTGGCTGTGTGGTCTTCTGGCCCTGGCTGGTCTACGAGCTGCACGTGGGGGAAGAGCTGCAATGTTTGTTTGATGGATTCTGGAACGCTGGCCCCGGTGTAGAAGCGCAGGGTGAATCCTTTGAAGTGCCTGGTTGCCAGAATTGCGTTCTTGATCGCGCCGATCGTGTATCGCTCTTCGCTGCCGTATAAAGAGTACGCGATGAGCTGCTTCATGGCCTTAGTTTGCGCTTTAGCAATTCGTAGGCTTCGCTCTGAATGTAGTTCTGGAAAGCGAGCGCGTCGAATGAATATATTTCTGTCGCGTTGACTTCCTTGTATCCCTCATCCCATTCCGCTTTGCCTGCAATTGGGTGCATGTGCTCAACGATAACGTGATCGAGATAAGTCAGCGCTCCTAAATCTTCGCCTAGTTTCTTCCAGAAGTTATCAAGGTATAAATGCTTCATCTTTGGCGGAACCATGCCATCAAGTGCTTTGACGATGTCGCTGGTCATCGCGATCATGGTTGGAAGTCGTTCCTTCTGAAGCAGGTCGTTGCCGTAGGCCATTGACGGCCGCCGTTGCATCGCCTGGATGAGAATGCCATCCCACCCGGCTGTGCGTGGGCGGTGGTCATCGCCTAAGAAGGCGAAGTATTTATATTCGCCCTTCTTTGCGATCGCACTGGCTGCCTTGTTGATTGGGTAAGCCATTCCCCGAGTTTCGTTCTCAATCGTCATGCACTTGTGAGCGCCTACTTCGTATTCGTAGGCATCGTGCTCTGGATCGTTTGCGTCAATAACGAAGAGGATGTCTGAATGTGTGGAAAGTCGATCGTGCTCTGCCAATAGTTCGACTGCGTTGCGTGGGCGTCCTCTGGTTGGTACGAGGATAATCATCTCGTTCATTGATTGGTCGCAATCTCGCCGGCGATGCTGGCGTATGCCGCTAAATCTATGAAGGAATCTTCTGTTTCTGTTTCCATCAATCGGGCGATCTTAACTAGCGCCATGCATATCGCCACTTGCTGTGGGGTTATTTCGTGCTCCAGATATGTTGTCCATAAGTCTGCAATTCTGGAGTGGTTGGTCTTTGGATCGCCGTAGATGTTCTGGCGGTCTTTGGCTGTGAGTCGAGCTGCTTCTTGAAGAATATCCCCCCGATTCATCGACTACTTCTTTCCGCGTCCGAATTCGGTCGCCTTTGGATCGATGGCCTTTAAGAGTGGGCCGGCGATCGCTGCGATTCCTACTGCAAGGTATTCCTTGAGTGGGCGGTTTGGATCTACAAGATAAAGAGCTGCGATTGCCGCTGCTCCTGCTCGCAGATAAGTCATGACGATGGCTTCGAGTTTGTTCTTATCCATTTGCTATCTCCTTAAATTTAGGGCGTCCAAATCCTACGATAAATAATGGCAGCGATGGTTGAACCTTGCCGCGATTCTTCTTCTTGAATGCTCGTATCTTCTGGCAAACTTCGCCGCCGTTGCGCTGGTCGCCCTTCTTGTCCGGGCTGGTGTTGCCTTCGATGCAGGTGACTGTGCCGTTGCCGTTATTGCTGATCACGATTCCAACGTGTGAAATGCGATCGAGCGCATCTCCTGGGAAATCAAAGAAGACGATATCGCCTGGCTGTGGATCTGCTGCTTCTGCAAGTGTCCAGGCGTTCTTGTCCATGAATGCTGTTGCTCCTGCTGGCGTGTAGACGCAGTTTGGAATCTTGACGCCTGCTTGCTTTGCGCACCAGTTCACGAATGCTCCGCACCAGGGTTGCTTTGCCTTCTGGTATTTCGTTTGATTGTCTGCTGGCCCTTCGATGTAGCCGAGTTCTGCTTTGGCCACTTCGATGAATTTTTCTACTTGGCTCACTTCTTCCCCCTTCTTGTCGATTGTGTATCGAGCAAGATTGAATATATTTCGTCAATGCGTGATTCTAGTCTGTTGACTTGATCTTTGACTGAGCTGCCCCCGTTTGGTTTTAATTCTGCAAGGTAATGCTTGACCAGCCATCTGGTCATCGCGATAAAGGCTCCGCCGATCGTAAGAAGTGAAACCGTCAGGGCTGCGTAATCCTGCGCGGTCATTGGTTGACTTCCAGAATGTAAACGATGGCGGTTCCGGTATTGGTTACGGCCCATACTTCTGTCGTCGCTGGCAGGTGCATTATGTCGTGGCTGTTGTTGTCGATCTTGACTCCGTTTGAAGTGCTGACGGTGTTATCTCCGCCGATCCAAATATTGCCAGATTCGTTATGAATATGGACTTCCCTGAAAATGTTGCCGGTTGCGACGATCTTCGTCGGGCTAGTCGTTACTGTCACTTGCGATGTGCGCACATTTCTCTCCTTTATAGTTATTTAATTGAACAAGTGATTTGTTGCATAATCCCCTGAGTGATCTGAAAAGCCTGCCGCTTGCGTTATCAAGTAAGGCGAGAAAACATAACATTTTGCGTGAGGTTTAATCTTGCGATTCATCTGTTCATCTGCAAAGTCTGAACCATCGATATTTTCTAAGAATAAATCATAGAGAGTGTCACGAACAAGGCTCGCGTGACCACCCCAACTATTTTGGCTTTCCACGATTCCTGGATAAATCTCTTTTTTATCACCGAAAATTTCTCCGAAAGAAACATAATCCCAATCCGCCGGAATGTGAGGCCAGAGTTCTTCGAATCTTTCTGCAAAGTCATCCACGAAGAGGCAGTCATCGTCAAGAATTAAAACACAAGGTAATTTTGCATGTTTTGCATATCTGATGGTTTGAAGTCCGTTGAAGGCATTCCACCAGGTTGCGCTGGCTCTTGTTCCTATGTGGTCAATCACATCAAATCTGATCCAGTTTATATTTAAAGCATCGAGCTGTTTACTTATAGCTTCAAGTCGATCATTTCTGCGCTTTAAGTTCTTAACAATAACCGTTTCCACTATGTCATTTAAGTGCATCGGCATAATTTATGAAGATTGATCTAGCCAGGTTAGGTTCTCTTCATCCCAAGCGTAAAGTTTGCCATCTTCTGGCATTGGTTCTGGCGCTTGCCAGAATGATCCGCTTCTTGTCCATGATGGATAAGGTTGCGGTGTTATGAAGATATCTTCTTCTTCGTTATATGAATATCCAATTCCTGCATATGTTCCGCGTATCTTTGAATTGTATGATGTGCGCTTGCAAGGTTGCCCTCTAAAGTTGCCATACCAAATCTCAGGATCTAGACCTTCAATTAACTCTGTTTCATCGATGCCAGTAATAACTTCCGTCACAATGTTGTTTTCGTCTAAAAATGCGTAGTGTGCCATTATGTCCAGCTCACATTTCCTGTGCCAGCGGTGATTGTTGCGCGCTTGAATCCGCCGCTTGCAGCACTTTCAGTTCCCGTCAATCCTGCGCCGATTGTGATTGTGTAATTGTCTGGGTATCTAATAATAACAATTCCTGAACCGCCGTTGCCGCCATTGGCCCCTGAACCGCCAGTAGCACCACCACCGCCACCGCCCCTGTTTGAAGTGCCTGCGTTTGTGCCACCATTTGCTCCACCGCCTGTACCACCCGTACCATTACCGCTAATGTATGCACCACCACCACCACCGCCACCATAAGTTACTGATGAGCCTGTGATTGATGTTGCAACACCATTACCGCCGTTGCCGCCTGATGCAGTAGATGTATTACTTCCTACTACTCCTGCACCACCACCGCCTGCACCACCGTCGCCTGTTGTGGAACCACCAGCAAAACCTTGGTTGGTAGTTCTCGCACCGCCAGCACCAGTGATATAAGAACCACCGCCACCTGAACCGCCTGCGGCTCCATTCTTGTTTGCAAAGCCAGCAGCAGCCGTACCACCACCGCCGCCACCAGTTGAAGTTACAGTTGAAAAGATTGAATCCGACCCATTAGTTCCTCTGACATCTGATGCAGCACCTGCACCACCTGCACCGATAGTTACTGCAATAGGGGTTCCAGATGCAACAGAAATTGTTGACTCTAATGAACCACCACCACCTGTTGCCGTTACTGTAGAGCGTAAGCCACCAGCACCTCCACCACCAGCACCACCGTATCCGCTACCAACGGATGCTCCACCACCACCGCCGCCTGCAATTACCAAATAATCAACAACAAGTGGAAGCGTTATCCTAGATGTAAATCCATAAGCCGAAGCTGCGAGACCGCCCCTTGCTCCTAGTATCGGTGACATTGATTCCCCTTATGCGAATTTCGTCTGACTTGCGAATACTATGTATGTCGGCGTCGCCGCAGTCTTGACGACTGTGTAAACGTAGGCGTCAATGCTTGAGGCGTTGCCGGCGCTCCATGCTGTTCCACCCTGGTACTTCGGTGTTACGGCTGATCCATCGATCTGAACCGCGCTATTGTAATAGGCGGTGCTGCCCTGTGTAACGAGGTGCGTGACTGTGATCGCATCGCCTACGGCCAATATCGAGCTGAGTGTGGTTCCTGAATTGCCCCGAATGTTCAACGTCCAGTTTGCGCTGGCGTTACTGGTGAAATAAAGGACGCCCTGGGTGATGGCGTCGTATGCGATCGTGCCTGTGGCTGCCGTAGCTGCGACTGTGGTTCGCTCTTCTGGGCTGAGAAGGACTTTGTTTGTCAGCGTGTCTGCCGTCGCTCTTCCTACCAGGGTGTCGGTTGAAGTCGGAAGGGTCAAAGTTCCGGTGTTGCTGATCGTGGAAATAATCGGGCTGGTGAGGGTCTTGTTTGTCAGCGTGTCTGTGGTCGCTCTTCCTACCAATGTGTCGGTCGAAGTTGGAAGGGTCAAAGTTCCGGTGTTTGTAATTGAAGAAATGACTGGTGTCGTCAGCGTCTTGTTGGTCAAAGTCTGGCTGCCGGTCAAAGTGGCAACGGTGGAATCGATCGCAACGGTTGGGATTGGGCCGGTTGGGTTGCTTATGCTGATTCCGGTTCCTGCTGTTAGAGCTGTGATATCGCCGGTTGCTCCAATCCAGGCGGATCCGTCATAAACTTCAAGGCTGTTTGTGTCCTGGAGATATGAAACCATGCCCTCTGCCAATACTCCGCTTAGGGCTGTGGTTCGAGCTGTTGAAGATGCAAATACCATCACTGTCTGCTGCATCAGAAAAGTGTTGACTTGCGCTGCCGTCAAAACGTCGCCTGTTGCGAATAGTTTGTATCCTGCTCCTGCCATGATTTCTCCTTGTTAGTAACTGAGAACGCCTGCGACGCCCAGAATTCCTTGCGATGTGCTATCTAGAATAAATGCCTGGATGATTGGTTCGCTGGTCAATATCTTAGTGGTGAATGTTGTCCTTGTTATGTCGTGTTGCAGTCCTTGCACAAATAATTCGCTGGTGATCGATGTGGATCCTGGCATGCTCTTTGTGATGGTGACTAGGTCGAATATCTCCAAATCAACGCCGGCGATGTTTCGAGCGACTTGTCCGTCGTCGACTAGGTTCAGGGTCATTGAATCAATGCGAAGGGTTGCGTCCTTGCGTGATTCCAAGATCATCGTCGCCTGATTCAGCGCCTCTATATCTGTCTGCACCAGGATGCCTGTTCTGGCTCCTGAATGTTTGAAGTAGTTATCGATCGATGTTTGATCGCTTACGGTTTGATTTGTTCCGTTCAATCTTTGAACCGAGACGTCGTTTACGATCAGGGTGTCGTCGAAGGCCAGATCAATCTGCGCGTATCCAATTCCTGTGCCATCGTCGCTGAAAACCACAGGCGTTGAGTCTGCATATTGGCTGACTGTGGTTCTGGAGTAGAAGGTTGCATTTCCTTCTGCGTCTAGAAAGAAGCCACCGAATTCGCTATTTTCTACGGTTTGAATTGCTTCAAGGACGGTTCTATCTGCTGTTCCTGGATCGGCCTGCATCGTGCTATCGCCGGCGTTGATATCTCTTTGGAATTCTGGCCAATCGACGACGTCGAGCAGTTTATTGATGCGTGTGCCGCTTAGTTGCCCTGCTCCTGTGTCTGGCACTGTGGTGATCGCTGCGTTATTGAGAAGGCGGAAGCCGTCGACGCAATTGAGGATCACTCTGGAAACTTCATCGGCTCCAAGTGCGAAGGTGGTGTCGTAGCTGGTGATAAATCCGGAGAAAAGGTAATAACGAACGCCGTCATAATCTGCAAAGATTCTAATTTTGCGAAGGGGTATCAGTTTGCCGTAGTAGGGGCCTGCTGTATTGGCCGGGTTCCAGTCGCCTGTTTCGTCCTTGATCTCGACGACGGCCGTTCCTGCTTCGAATTTATTCAGGATGCGGTTGCGCCCTCTTCGAATCGATGAGCG